TCAGCGCGATTGACGACCGATCGCCGCACGCTGTGGACGAGGATTGGCACGGGGCGGGGAGCCGGATTTAGCCAAAATAAAAGCTTGCGCGCCGGGGGCGAATGCCCCATGTTGATTGCAGCGGGGCAGCACGCCCCGGCACGCAGGGAGATAGCGACATGGCCTACCGCGCCGCATACTGGACGCCCGCAGACTGGACCGGCGACGTTCGGCTGACCACAGAAGCCGAGGCGGGATTTTGCGACGACACGCTGATGTGTCTGGCGCTCGCAGAGATTGAGGCGACGGGCCTTGAGCGCCACGATGGCGACAGCATCATCATCGGCGTATTTGCCGAATAATCGCAGGGAGATAAGCACATGAACCTTCACGAAATGAGCGCAAAACTGATCGCGCAAGGCGCTTGCCGCACCGTCGATTGGGCAGGGGAATACGACATAAGCATCGCCGAGGCGACGCGGATCGCCACACGCTCTGGCAGCGCGGACGATTTTGAGCGCATTTGGAGTGACGAAACCTGGTGGCGCGACGCGGAATGACCCACACCGAAATCAGATCGGCCCGGATCGCGCTGGGCCTTGAGCCGGATGAGCTTGCCAAAATGCTGAATGTGGAGGCCCGCACGGTTAGGCGCATGGAGTCCGATCCAAGCCACAGCACGCACCGAGTTCCAGCAGTTCGCATGGTGCGGCTGATCCGGGCATATCTTGACGGACACCGGCCCGCCGATTGGCCGAAAAAGGAGGGGAAAGCATGAACACGCATGACGCCTATCTTGCCGCAATGGTGCGCCGCTGGCACGTCAACCCGCACCTCAGCCAGTCGGGCCAGACGATAGGCCACCACGGGGCGGCTGCGGCGATCATTGCCCATGCGCTTTGGCCGGGTGACGCTGAGGTGCTTTGGGCCTGCATCGCGCACGACCTTGGCGAGAGCGCCACCGGCGACGTGCCGTCACCCGCTAAGCTTGCGAATCCCGAGCTTGCGCTGATGCTCGTGAGCATCGAAGCCGCCGCGCTTGACGCCATGGGGATCAGGTATCAGCCGAGCGACCGGCTCGACCTCGTGGATCGCCTTGAGGCGTATCTGTGGATGATGCACCACGCCGCGCCGCAGCGCCTCACGCCGGAGTGGCGCAAAGGCCTCGCCTGGATTGAGGGCATGGCGATTGAGCAGGGCGTCGGCGTCGCAAACGCGGTGCAGGTGATATTAAGCGATGCGCGGAAGTCGGCTGGCGTTGCGGATGTTGCGCCGGTCAAGCGCGGATGGTGGCAGCGGGTTTGGGGCTGCATTGTGGGAGAGACGAAATGAACGACCCTGTAACGTCCCCGGCGCACTACACTTCTCATCCGATTGAGGTGATACACCTCTCGCGCCGCCTGTGCGGTCCGCTCGCGCAGATCGTGCAATACGTGATGCGCGCGCACCTCAAGGGCGAGGAATTGCAAGACTTGCGCAAGGCCCTGTTTTGGGCGGATGACCTGATTGCGGCAATGGCGAGCGAGCCTGTGGCGCTGGCGTGCATGGCTGAGCCTGATTTCAGCATGGCGGAGTTTACGCGGCAGATGCGCGAGGGTCGCGGCTTTATTGTGCGGCGCGCGTGGAGAGCGGCTTGGGTTTGGGGGCGTGACGAATCCCCGATTGGTTATCTGGTAGACATGCGCGACGCCATCGCGGCGGAAATTGCGCTGATTGAGGGCGAAGCATGACGTTCATTCCGGTTTTTATCATGTGTCTCGTCGCCGACCCGACAGCGTGCCGTGTCATGGATGGCGGGGAGATGTCCGAAGTCTCGACCATGCAAGAATGCTTGCACATGCTGGAGACGGTCGCGCCGCTTGTCCGCATGATGCAGGCGAGCGCAGGCTATCCCGTCACGCTGGAGCCTGCCTGCATTCAGCGCCCGGTGGGGTCTTGAGCCATGGCGGATGATGTGACGGTTGGCCCGTGGCGCGTCATCACCGGCGACGGCGAGAGTGCCGCGGACGCGCTCCTAGCGGCAATCATGGATGCAATCTATAACGCTGAGGGCGGCGTGACCGGGCTTGAAGCGCTGGGCGCGCTAGAGATGGCCAAGCACGAGGTGATGCAAAAGATTTACGACCCCGACGACGACGCTTGACCGCCCGCGCGACCCGTGGCACATTGGCGTTGTCGGGTTGTCATGTGCCTGTCGTCTCCTCCTGCGACTGCCGCCTCCTGCCAACGCGGGGGGCGGCTTTTTCATTGGAGGAACCATGAACGAAAAGCAGGCCATCTTCGCCGCCGAATACCTAATTGATCGCAATGCAACGCAGGCGGCACTTCGGGCAGGCTACAGCCCTAAGACCTCGTATGCCCAAGGCTCGGCGCTGTTGAAGCATCCTGAGGTTCGGGCCGCGATTGCTGACGGGCAGATAAAGCAACAAGAGCGCACGCAGGTAACGCAAGATTATGTCTTGCGCCGCCTTGTGATTGAGGCCGAGCGCGAGGGCGAAGGCTCGTCTCACGCCGCCCGCGTCGCGTCGGTTGTCGCTCTCGGCAAGCACATGGCGATGTTTACCGAGAACGTTGACCACAAGTCAACGGACGGCACGATGTCGCCGATCGGCGTTACCTTCGTGGGCGTGGACCCTGATGACCCCGACGCAGCATGAAATCCGTATCCCCAAGCGCATGGCGCAAAACTTCGCCAAGCCCGCGCGCAATCGGGTATTCCCAGGCGGTCGAGGCTCAGGCAAGACGCGAGGGGCTGCGGTCTACTCGGCGCACAGGGCGTTGCTGCACGCCTCTCATGGGCGGCACGGCGTAATCCTTGCAAGCCGAGAGCACCTGAACAGCCTTGAGGAGTCTAGCCTTGAGGAGATTAAGGCGGCGATCCGCGCTCACGGCTGGATGCTCGACCGCTTTGACATTGGCGAGAGATATGTTCGCACCAAGTGCAAGCGGGTTGCGTTTGCCTTTGCTGGCCTGCGGCACAACCTAGACAGCATCAAGTCCAAGGCGCAAATCCTAGACAACTGGACTGATGAAGCCGAGGGCGTTAGCGCCAGCGCGTGGGATAAGCTGTTGCCGACGATCCGCGCCGAGGGGTCCGAGAACATCGTGACCTATAACCCTGAGAGCGGCGAGAGCGCCACGCACAGGCGATTTATCTCATCGGGCGACAGCGACACGTTAATCACCACGCTCAACTGGCGAGACAACCCGTGGTTCCCTGCGGTGCTTGAGATTGAGCGCCTGCGAGACCAGCGCAATCGACCGGACACTTATGAACACGTTTGGGAGGGCGGCTTCCTCTCAATCACCGACGCGCAGGTATTTAAAGGCCGCTATGACGTGGCGGAGTTTGAGCCGGGCGACGGATGGGACGGTCCGTATTACGGCATCGACTTTGGCTTCGCGCAAGACCCGACGACCGCCGTCGAGGTGTGGCTGCACAACGGGCGCGTTCACGTTCGGCGCGAGGCTGGCAAGGTTGGCCTTGAGCTTGACGACACCGCGCCGTTTCTTATCGACCGCCTGCCCGGAATAGAGCGCCACACGTCGCGGGCCGATAGCGCGCGCCCTGAGAGCATCAGCTACCTGTCGCGCCATGGCCTGCCGCGCATCACCGGCGTCAAGAAGGGCGCGGGCAGCGTCGAGGATGGCGTCTCATGGATCAAGTCGGCGGGCATGACGATCCACCCGGACTGCCCGATGGCGGCGCGAGAGGCGCGGCTGTATTCGCACAAGGTTGACCGGCTAAGCGGGGACATCCTCCCGGCGATTGTTGACGATCACAACGACTTTATTGACTCAATCCGCTACGCGCTCCAACCGCTAATCCGCGCGCGATCCGCTCCGAGGCTGCGCAGGCTCTAAGCTATGTCGTGAAGTGGTGTGGCCTCAGCGACTCGGGCTTTTGGCCACACGAATTTGCTAGATGGCTTCGCTCGCCCCGATTAAGCCACAGGCCCTTTTGCCTCTTCGCGCGAGTTGCGCAGATGCTCGTCAACATCTCCTTCAGGCCAATAGAACCGCCCGCCAAGCTTTACCGGCTGCGGGAGTCGGCCCGCCGCAACGTCTTGGTAAAGCGCGCCGCGTGAGCGATTGCCCAGCTTGGCTGAAAGCTGCTTCATGGTGAGATAGGTTTGCATAGCGTTTTTTCGCCCTTAGCTGTTTATAATTGCTCAATCATGACTTATCGCGCCTTAATACGCAAGGGCACAAGTTTAGGGGTAGCCCGCACCCCACTCCCGTGCCGTGACAGCGCCGCAGCCGCGGCCCCCGCGCTAAACCGGACTTCGGTGGTTGGCCCACACCTATCCCGTGCCATGTGTGGCGCAGTGGCAACACATTGCTAAACGTGTTACCTTTCGGCAACAGCCACGCCGCAGAGGACGCATAGATGAAATTCCCACGTCTGTTTGGGCGCGCTGACGTGCCGAGCGTCAAAGAATCCGCAGCCGCATACACACATGTCATGACGCCAGGCCAACCTGTGTGGTCTCCGCGCGACTATGCGGCGTTTGCGGATGAGGCATACCGGCGCAACGTCATCGCCTATCAGGCCGTCAATCGCATCTGTGACGCGGTGGCGTCGGTGCGGTGGCTGGCGTTCCGGGGTGAGCAGGAGCTCATCGCGCACCCGCTGTTGGAGTTGATCGCGCAGCCAAACCCGATGCAGTCCGGGGCTGAGTATATCCGCGCAAAGGTGGGCTATTACCTGTTGGCGGGCAACGGCTATGAGGAGCGCGTGACGGTAGCGGGGCAGGCCCGCGAGCTTTACCAGCTTCGCCCGGACCGTATGCAAATCATCCCTGCGGCAAACGGCTTGCCGGAATATTATTGCTACAAGGTCGGCGGCAAAAAGGTCATCTTTGCGCGCTCGCCAAGCGGGGCCTTTGACCTGCGCCACATGAAGGCGTTCAACCCGATCAACGATTGGTATGGTCAAAGCCCCGTCGAGTCCGGCGCCTACGCTGTT